TAAGTCTTTGACTTCATTCTATTTTATAGAAAATGTTTTTCTATTAAGCGAAGTGACACACGAATAAAATTCTGGATTCTGTATTACATTTTTTATTATGAGGTCCCACCTCTTTCTAACATTAAACTCTTCGAGGGTATCAAAGCTCATGAAGTCATTCTCATCGAATGTCTTCTTTATTGGTTCCTTGTTAATCTTTTTCAAATTTGTTTTCATTTTTTCATCATTGAATTTTTTAATCATACCCAATTGCTCGGGTCTTTTGTAATTTACAAAAAAGATAAACACGTTGTAGACCAAGTCGGTCGTTGCATTTTCTTTAACTGTAAAATTAAATTCCGTATATTCTCCTTTTTTAAGAGCCACGACACCACGGGTCTCTTCTTCTAACTCTCTGAGGGCACATCGTAAAGGATTGAAAATTTCTCGACGTCTACATCCACCTGTGACAAAAATCCAATCCTTAAATCTTCGATCTCTCACTGTGAGAAACCGAGGCCGGTCACCCTCAAACGTGACTGGGATCGCTATTGCTTTGTATTTTTTCATTGCTCATTTAGCAAGTTATAATAAGCGGATATGTTTATTCTTCCTTTTTCTCCTCGGTGGTCGGCGCAACTTCCGGCTTCGGCTGAGAAGTTTCCGGTTCGACGTGTTCAATCGTCAAATTCTTCATCAAGTTCAAAGAAAACGTCTTGACGGCGTGCACGTCTTCCTTGGTGCGTCGCATGTCGTTAAACATGTAGGCGATGACACCGAGGCAAACGACAAGGCCGACAATCATCATGGTTTCGCGGTCAAAAGAAATCATCTTTATGTGTAATTATCGATCAAAACTTTTAAGCAGAAATAATTGCACCCATTTTGGTCTTACCCTTTTCTGGGCAGGCATGTTCGGCTTCAATAAATTGAAGTCTTTGGTAACGCTCGGCTTCACATTGAGCTTCTCTGGAAGGCACTTGGACAATCTTTTCGAGTGTCCTGGACTTTGGATTGTAGGTCAAGACAAAGACAGCTCCTATCAAAAAGATAATCAACCAGAAGTTCATTTTACTAGTAGTCAACATAATATAATGTTTGGTCAGGCATTGTATTATGTTTTTAGTGACGTGTATTTAAGAAAAATTAGTTCGAGTACATGAGGCCACCCATACCGTTTTCAACACGGAGAATGTTGTAGTTCACGGCGTAGATATCATCCTTGAAGTTGTTCGTTTCGCTCACGAGGCGAGCGGAATCAAGGCGAGAGAAGTTGAGGGTACCCGTCGGCTGCAATCTGGACGTATCGAGGCAGAACGGGAAGGCGTAGAGGCTGTCCTTGTTGGTACCATCGGAGTGCGGCATGTGGTAGTAGGACGAAACCATGCTGTAGTGCGGGTCGGCGAACTTGAAGTCCGTGACATCCGTACCGTTGATTTGGAGCTTGATGCGGTTACCAGTCGTGTGAACACTGTCGGCCGCCACATTGGACGCCGCCAAATACTTGACCGGGTGGTTGAAGTTGAGTTCTTGCACCTTGGACAAAGAGGCTGTCGCCTTTTGAACTTGTGTGATCAAGATTTGTTGCGGTTCGGCAGCCAACATTTCACGTTCGGCCGTGTCGAGGTACACATAGTTCGCGTAGCACTCGATGCGACGAGCAGAGCTGTCAACATTGGCGTGGGACGCCCAGCGAATGCGGAGTTCCACATCGTGGTACTGGAGGGCGACCAACGGGAGAGCCGACTGCCAGTTTTCGCAGAAGCTGAATCTGAGCGGGTAGAACTTGGAAGAACCACCATTGTAGAGAGAACCGGCCGCAGACTTAGCGAGACCAGTCGCCATGAGGTCCGGAGCGATGTTGTCCGTGAAGAAGGCATCTTGTTCATCGATGACCTGACCACCGACCAAGAGTTCAACCTTGTCGATCACGGTCGACCAGTCAAGGTTTTCCGTCGCGTTGGACGCGATGGACGTCAAGTAGACGTAACCCAAGAGATCACCCTTGCGTTCGAAGCGAACCGAGGACATACCACCTTGGGAGAGGTTGCCCTGGATGACTTGACGTTCGACAGTTTGGGAAAAGTTCGTGTGACGCTTGTAGGTAGAGCGGAAGAAGCTGACTTCCGGATCGCCGACGAGGTGTGCATCCTGAGCACCGACGGCCACGAGCTGAGCGATACCACCAGACATTTTATAGTATATGGAGAGTTTATTTTTTTAAGTCACGAAAATTGGCGAAAACGTTATAGGCTATAGTTACTCGTCCAGATTTACTACATGGTTTGACTAGATGTGGTAAAGACGACGAGGTTATGATCAATGTACCTTCTGTTATTGATTTTTCCTGTGATGTATCGAATTCGCAGACGGTGTGATGAGGAAGAAATGGTTGGTTTTTCAATCTGTACACGGTATCGTTCGTCTCTCCAGGATTATTTAAGATGTAGACGAGCGAAAAGCATGGATGAAATACATTTTCATATGGGTACGCGTTATGTTCATGAAGTTCCTGAAAATCACCTTCTTCGTATGTATTGAACCACGCCGAAACGATTTTGATTTCTTCAATGTCCATCTTGACTTGATCGAGCATGTCATTCAGAGGTTTGAGCACAAGATTTTCGACGAGCGTGGAATCGTATAAAAAGTCATTGACGTTGATACCAAGACTCGTGCCGAGCTTACACGCTTTGAAGGGTGTATTACCATCTATGGTTTCCTTCAAGTCAAGTATCTTTGGTAAATATGTCTTTCTGATTTCTTTGTGCTCTGGGATTTGCGTCCAGTACACAAAGTGAGCGGGGAAATGATGGAAAGGCATCTATTATGATGACGACATTTAAAAGTTAAGGACAATTACCTTTTAAATGTGAACTTGTGTCTCGAGTACCTGCTCTGAAAAGGGAAACGCCCACAGAATTCGTGATGTATGCGTCCTGGGCACCTTTTGCGGTGAGTTGAATGAATGGAAGTTTTCTTTGTGGTGAGGAACACTCACTCACCGGAGAGAAAATGGGTAGTTAGCTAGTTAGGAGCGTCGGGCCATACCGGATTTTCGGGGTCCGTTGTGTTCGACGGGAGGTCACGGAGGGCCTGGCGGTAGTCAAGCCAGGCTTGTTTAGCTTCGGGTGATGGGTGGGGCCAGTCAGCGATTGTATATTTGTCTGTATTCATAAGGAGTGTGTTTCTTTTCTCTCTGATGAGTGAAAGTTGTATTTCTGGTTTAATTTCATTCCATGTATTAATACACTCTTCTTCTGTGGGTATTTCGCACGTTTTATCTCTCCATACGATGGAATCGTATGTCTCGCCGTTAACTTGCCAATCCTTGTTGGTTCTAAGTTTTCTTAAAATTTCATTATAGTTCATCTTATTCTAATAAATACCCATAAATAAAATTATGAGCATTTCCTCTAATTGTAGCATTTCCCACTAACTCGACTTTTATGTAATCGCCGGCATTCATCACAACAATAACGTCATTTACACCTTGGGGTTCGTTACTGGAACCACTGCTTGCTCTGTAACTATGAGCGATGGTAGTGGATGTACTACCAGAAACCTTAATTATCTTAAAGTCATTTGAATTTGTACTTCCTGATACAAATTGAACACAATAAACATATAGTCCGCTCACCGGTGCAGTAAAATATCCAGTCGAAGTGTCGTAGCAGTTATCTACATTTATATCCATATCATTGAATATAACGGGTGAATTACTATCATTTGAATCACCATTGGTTTTTCTACCAGCAAATGCCACCCTACCGGGTATCTGTAATCTTCCATCTATTAATATACTCCCCCGCACATCCAACTGTGCCCTCGGCACCGTGCCCCCGAGGCAGAGGGCCGTATCGGTGAGATTGATGCTCTTCCCGGTGCGTCCGAGGGCGTACTCCATGGCGACCTCTTCGGCCGTGAGGGCGACGTCCCAGAGTTTGAAGTTGGAGATGGAACCAGAAAATGGTTTCTCCCCCAATTGATTACCCGTGCGCGCGCCGATGTTGAAAACGCTGTCAGTAGCAATGCTTAATGTGTCCGTAGTTCCAGTGAGTGTTATATTTTGTTCGACTCCGTTTATGAAATATTTTAACGTATTACCCACCCTAGTACATACCACATTATGCCATCTATGAGTTCCATATGTTGCACGGAAAGTAGAAAGACTACAAACACGACCACTGAATATAAAAAAGTCTAAGCTTCCATCAGAACCATCTATAGCTAAAGCCACTGACGGATTTGGGTTAGCACTACTGGAGCCACTTCCAATCATCCAAAGTGTAACGGTGTTATTAGAGCTTTCGTAGAACCATATACTCACAGTAAAGGGAAAGTCTCCTGTATTGTTGAGTTTCCCACTCACGTAATCAGCACCAAGTCCGTCAAAGTCGAAACTTCTCATTGAAGATGAATAACTCGTATTTCCATGTAACGTCCCATTATTCCCCGAACCCGAGATGTCCACCACCGTACTCCCCGAGACCACTGAATCCACCGTGGTATCGTAGTGGACCACGAGGGACTCCGCCCGTGGTGTCTCCGCCCCGGCGGCGTGTCCGGAGATACGCGGGAGCGTGAGGGCCTTGCCCAAGGTCAGGTGTCCGTCCTCCAAACTTGAGGGGGCGGGGGTGCCGAAGAGGCGCCATTCGCCTATTGCTGTCGCGTTAGATCCAGTAGAACCAATTTTAGTGACTTGAAGTGCATGTATTTTATATGGACTTTCTGAATTTACATTGAAGGTTGTTATTTGAGTACCATCGGACGCTGAATACACCTGTCCAGCCCACGAGAACACCTGTTCCCACTCACCAGCATCGTTTTTACCCCAAATTATGCCATTTACAGGCATTCTACCAGATTCATTTGCGTTCTGATTACGTACCGAAATATTGAACGAATGCAATTTAATCTTGTGAGGGGTTTCTATATATACGTACTCACCGGAGATATCGTTGATTTTGGCAGCCGAAGCGGTTGGAAGTGACGATGAATATGTACCGGCGTACGCTAACCAGGCGGCGCTATCAGTTGTACGGTCATGATCAAACACGCGCCACTCCGCATACGAACCAGATGTGCTTGAGTTCCCGATAGAATTATAATTGTCACTCGAACCTCCTGCCCTAAAAACCCCATGCCCCTCCATGTACGTCTCGTACCCCGTCATCGCCTTCGGTGGATACTCCTGCAACCCATCAGCCCCGGCGACCTCGAACCTGGACGTCGGGTGGGCCACCCCCACCCCCAAGTTGCCCTTGTGGAGGGCCACCAAGTTTTGGCGGTGTCCAAAGCGGGGGGCGTCGTATTCATAGAGTTCCCGCACTTGCTCGGCGTTGAGGGCCTTGGAGTAGAGACGGAAGTTGGAGATGGAACCCTTTAAGTGAGAACCTGTACCATCCACCCTCGAACCAAGTGACAATGTCGTGTTCGTAAAATTAATAGTATTACCAGATGTATCATCTGTTGATATACTCAAATTTTGAACACCGTCGATATACAAGCGTTTAGAAGAAGTTGTTACACCACCTCCATCGTATACGGCAGTTAAGTGGTACCATCTGTCTCTTTGTACACCTAAATCATACATCTGTATATCATTACCCCAACTTTGCATATTGAAACCGTTATTTTGGAAGCGTATGGTAGATACTTGGTCTAATGCTTCACCCGTACTAGGTGCGAGTACACATATGTAAGCATCAGTTGTAGTGAGTGCACTCGAAATGTACACCCACACACTCATAGTGTGTGGTTGATCACCGCTGAAAGTACTCACAGTAGACCTAATATCACTTGTACCATCGAACGTGAACGCATTGTACTCCGTATCTAAACCGACGCCCCCCGTCAACGTACCCTTCACCCCATTCCCGGAGAGATCATAGACATTCGAACTGTCCGCGAAACTGTACGAATTACTGTCGTTGGCGTCCCAGTACACCTCGAGCTGTTGCTGCCCGGGCTTGTTCGGGATGCTCCTATGGACCACGTCCACGGAGGTGTCGCCTTCTTCGTAGCCCCAAATTTCAATTTCTATTATATTTGGTAGTAACTCACCGGCCACACGTTCCACAATATATCTGATGTACTTGAAATATTTTGTGCTGTTTACTTGCAAATGATGTGGAATGCTTGCACTTCCTGTGAGAGACAAGTCATCCCAAGATTGTAAATGTGTCCAATTTGTACCGTCGTTGCTTCCGAGGACTGTGCCATCCCTGGTTTGCCTTTTTATATCGTATCTGTAATAGACATCCAAATACTTAACTTTTACCGCTACAGGTAATAGTACTTGTGTCCATTCACCATCATACTCGGTACCATTTAAATCGGTTGTTGTTGTGGTTCCATCTGCTACACCGGTGCCCGATGTATAATTACTCACAGGGTGCCAGCCAATATCGGAATAGTTCAGATTAAATGCGTCACCCGGTTGAGTATCGGAACTAGACGAAACGGTGGTACTCGCCACCTCCGGATACTTCACGAGTGGCCTATCGTGCTTGGGCAACTCCATGACGACGTCATCCCCCGCGAAGAATTCCGCACCCTTGGCCATGCCGAGAGAGCCTGCCACCTGCAACTTGGCGGACGTCGGGGCGGCACCCACCCCCGTGGCGGCTTCGAAGAGTTGGAGTTCGTTGATGACTACTGCATTATGAGATGGTGTGCCTACAGTAGAAGTCACGACAAGTCTAAAATATTTATAAGCTTCTGTGCTTTGTACGTCAACTCGGGTGCCCTCTCTCACTACATGTACGAGATTATCATATGACACAAGCTTTGTCCAGACAACACCGTCATTTGACCCATACATGAATCCAGATTTTGGACCTTCGACAAGTCTGTTTGAATTGTCTTCTCTGATGTAAATCAGGAAATGTGATAGTTGAATACTTCTAGGCATCTGTATTTGCAACCACTCACAATCATTTCCATCGAACGATGCGGCTGTTCCGTTAATTGGTACACCGGCACTGAACGTTTCGAGTGTAGACACCCAGGCAGGTGAACTAGAAGTTGAATACTCACTTTTATCTTCGAATGCGTGATACGGTAGTCCGACACTGCCATTATCACTACTCGCACTCGCCACGTACCCCTCACTCTCATTGGCCTTCAGCGGCACCTTTGGCCACTTGATGTACCCCGTTTGGAGGGTCTCGCTCGAGAGGTCACCGGAGATGTGCACGTTCTCCATGCGGGTCACCGGCTTTTCGGCGAAGAGGCGCCACTCCATGGCGGACGCGCGCCATGCCGCGAAATCGGATGACGTGCCCGTGTTTTCAATGACTAAACGGAAATATTGGTACGGTGTCGTCGCATTCACATCAATTTGTGAACCCGCGTTGAATGTAAACGTTTCTCCACTCCAGGATGTAAGTTTATACCAGTTCTCACCATCGTTTGAACCCAGTACTAAACCTTGTGCAGGTGAACGGTATTCCCAATTTTGCGTAGGAAACCACTTAAAATGTGATAATAAGATCGCATACGGTGTTTTCAATTGAAGCCATTCCCCCGTGTATCTCGTTCCACCTACATCTGCGGTATACTTACTTCCCTGGTATGTGCCATCCGCGTTATATAAGTCAGACCAGGCCCCGCCAGAGTCACCTATACCACCGGTGGACACGTAATCGAACATTTTCCACGCGTTACCCGCCTGTTCAGAACTCGCACTCGCCTCGTAGGTCCCGTGACCCTCCACGTAGGTGTGGTAGTCCGTCATGGGTTCCACCGGATGTTCGGTGTACCCCACATCCAAACCGGATGCGGCCGTCGTGGACACGACCCCGGCATCGACCGTGAAGGTTTCGGTGAAGAGGCGCCATTCGCCGATACTAGGGCGACTGTTGGCTGCATCTGAGTTTATTTTTTCTATCACAATTGCGTAGTATTTGTAGGTAGAAGATGCATTCACTACGAAAATTTTAGCTGGATCGCTTGCATTAGTCGGATAAGCGACACCTGTCACTGAAAAAAGTGTTGTCCAGGATACATCATCATTTGAACCTATGATTTTGAAATCTTTTGGAAATTGTTTTAATTGAGTTTCATACGCCGTATCTGTGTCTTGTCGGAGAGAAAAATGCCTTAGTGTTGTTTTATATGGTAATTCTAATTTTATCCATTCTCCATTTACACTTCCCAATGAATTATTACTCACAAGGTCACCGTTGGCATCATATGAATTTGCCAGACCTACGTATGACGTAAGACCTGAATCTGTTTTACTAAAAACTGAATACGCTGGAGTAGAGGTGGTCGTTGAAGTCGTCACCTTGTACCTCCCATGTCCATCGACCACCGTAGAATCGCCCGTGAGGGCCGCCGGTGGTTGTTCGGACACGATGGCCAATTTGTTGGAGATGAGCCCCCCAGAGTCCATGAGATCTCCGGTACTCGAGTTCCAGGTCACCAAGTTTGAGGCGATGGTCGCGATGGGAATATTTGGTACGTAGACGTTGGAGTTGAGGTTTGCCGTGCCGTTAACATCGAGAGCTGCCCCGGGATCGGTCTTCCCCACACCGACATTCCCCGTCACAGTGTCTACGAAGAGATTGGCCGTTCCAACTTCTAAGTTCGAGGAGAATGCAGACGTGCCCACGACGTCCAATTTGTACTGTGGATCGGTCTTCCCAACTCCAACATTCCCCGTCGTCGTGTCCACAAAGAAGTTGGCCGTTCCAACTTCCAAGTTCGAGGAGAATGCAGACGTGCCCACGACATCCAATTTGTACTGTGGATCGGTCGTCCCCACCCCAACGTTCCCCGTCACAGTGTCCACAAACAGATTGGCCGTTCCAACTTCCAAGTTCGAAGTCACAGTCACGTTACCATACAAATTAATAGGCAATGCATTGGCCGTATCAACCGCAATCTGTGTCCCATTGGCTCCGGACATCGTGTGGGAAATCTTGAAGCCTGCACCTTCGTCATAGAACACGGCCACATTGCTTTCATTCGCCGCTCGTTTCATCAAAATGCCCGTGTCCCCGGTTCCAACAGAGTCCCGAGCCAATTCAATGATAGGATCCTTAATAGAGAGATTTTCAGTGTTTACGACAGTCGTCGTCCCCATGACTTGGAGATTCGAAGAGACTGTAATGTCCGTCGTGTAAATTTTACCAACGACTGTTAATTTATTATCCGCTGTATCGTCTACATATACATTTGACCCAATATCAAGTGTATGTGTAGGGCTTGTATTAGAAATCCCTACTTTTCCAGGAAGCACCTGGATGTTCGTGGACATTATTACTATTAATAGACAAAAGATTTAACCGTGTCTTCACCTATACTAATCGATTCTAACTTACCGTCTGGAGCTGAAGATGTGTATTCAACGAATAAATCACATCCAAAGTTTGTTGTACCTGCACCACTTGGTTCCATGATAACCTTCGTGGGTGTCACAGCCATTGTTGGACTCCATGGATATCCATTTGTATGTCCAAACAAAGTCATCGCACTCGGGGCGAGATTCAAAGAAGAGACTGAACCATCTCGAGTACCACCCTGAACGTTGAATATCATGGTACTGACTTCTTCGTTGCCGTGTAATAATTGTGCTGTCACCTTGGCACAGAACACATTGGACGCGAAGACCAATGCAACGTTTGAAAAGTTTGTAGGAATGCTTACATTACTGTACGAGTAACGCTTGCATGCATACGAATCACTGTTCGTAATGAGACCACCTTGAACTTCCAAAAGAGTTCTCGGAGCCGTCGTACCGATACCAACATTCGAGGCTGTCACGAAAGCTGTCGTCGCGTCGTTAAACTCGACTGTGTTAGACGCCACGTTGCCCACATCAATGACATTGTCTAATGTGTAGCTCGGAATCAATTCTATGGATCCCAGTGTCAATTTGTTTGCCAAAACATTACCAGTAATCGTCAAAACATTGGAACCCGTGTCATCAATCCAAAGATTGGAACCAACGCTCAAATCGTGTTGAGCCGCCGTATTATTGATACCCAAAGCATTGGTTGTCACAATTTCGGAGTATGTGTTACCCCTCACATAAAGTACGTTAGACCCTGTGTCTTCGACGTAGAGGTTAGCACCGACATCCAAAGTGTGGATGACGTTAATGTTTGCGATACCCGCATTACTCGTTGTTACGAGACCAGTCGTGTCATTTCTAAATTCAACCGT